AAATAAAAAAATATTAGGAAAAAATTAGAAATTGACCTTCAAAAAGACTTGAAATTAGCTAAAAGATAGGATATAATTAGTTATACGATAAATAAAAGGGGTGATGATAAATAAATGCGCATTAAGGAGATGAGGCAGCGAAAAGGTTTAACTCAAAGTGACCTTGCAAAAGCAGTCGGCGTTAAACAGCCGAGCGTCGTCTCGTGGGAGAATGGGAGCCATCTTCCGTCCCCGCACAGAACGGCGGCACTGCTCAAAGCCCTCGATTGCACGTTTGAAGAGCTTTTCGAGGAAGAGGATTTCAGGCGCGGAAAGCGCCGATAAAAAGGAGAGAACGTACCATGCAAGCAACGCTTGATTGCAACCAACCGAAAATGTTTTTGACGGTGCTGGAGGCCGCGCAGATCTGTAGCGTCGGCAAGACGAAGATGCACGAGCTGACGCATATCGAGGGCTTTCCCGCGATCCGCGTCGGGAAGCGCGTCCTCGTGATCGCGTCGAAACTGGAAGCGTGGATGATTGCAAACAGCGATCGTCTGTGACATACAAAGGAGGAAAAGATGAAAAAGAAGGTTTTGCAGTACACGGTCAGCGACATCAATCGCAAGACGCTCGGGACACACGCGCGGAACATCCGCGTCGGTCATCCGCTTGCGTTCATCGCGGCGCACACCGCGCTCGTGGATTCGATCCGCGCGAACGTCAAAAACCGCTTTGGCGACGACGAGGAGATGGTCGACGGCGTGCTTCACGTTTTGGCGGCGACGCTTTTGACGGGGCAGGGGCAGAAGATCATCGACGACCTCGACGCGATGGCGGAAGGTGATGAGCATGATTAAGCACGAGAAAGTGGTTCTGGGCTGCCGCCTTTTGAAGACGCGCAATCAATGCCCGCAGCACGAGTGCAAGTCCTGCGGCTGGAACGAGGATGTCATTGCACGGCGGGCGAAGAATCGCCGATTCGGCAGAGACAAAGACGGACTGTATGGCTATCGCTACAGAAAGGATTAATACGATGAACGCAAATAAAAAAGCCCCGGGAATCGGCAAAATCCATCGGGGCAAAGCAGGAGACTCACGGATGACTACCGAAAGCCTCATGCCAATTGTAACACATGCGACGCGCGGACGCAAGCGAAAAGTGCGGCGCGCGGGGATTATGGACTTTTTCGGCTTTGAATGGCCGAGTGGACGCGACATGCTGACGTTTCTGGGGCTGTGCGGCTTTACGCTCGTGCTGCTCTGGGCAGTCGGACAGCTTGCGATTTTGATGGGGGTGGCGTGATGACGCACGCGTTTGATGACCGACTTGTCGACGAACTGATTAAAGAGCATCAGTGGGACGATGACGTCGCCTATTGTCTGGCATTGATCGCCGAGGGATGGAAGAACCTCGGAAAACAGGAAAAATGACACGGCACAAAGCCGGAAAGGATAGAAAATGAATCTGTATGAAATCGATCGCGAAATTTTGGGTTGCATCGACATGGAGACCGGAGAGATCGTCGACGGCGCGAAGCTGGAAGCGCTCCAGATCGCCCGTGACGAGAAAATCGAGAACGTCGCGCTGTGGGTGAAAAACCTCGTGGCGGAAGCCGCTGCGTTGAAGGCCGAAAAAGAGGCGTTCGCGGAGCGTCAGAAGGCGGCGGAGAAGAAGGCGGAGAGCTTGAAACGCTGGCTTTCCACCGCGCTCGGCGGCCAGAAGTTTACGACCGAGCGCGTCGCCGTCTCTTTCCGCAAGTCCGAAGGCGTCGTCGTCGAGGACGCGGAAGCGTTTGTCGTGTGGGCGCAGACGTGCGGGCGCGAAGATCTTCTGACGATCAAAGCGCCGGAGATCAACAAGGCCGAGGTTAAAAAGGCGTTGAAGGGCAACGAGCAGCTCGATTTCGTCGCGCTCGAAACCCGATCCAACATCACCATCAAGTAACGGAGGACGACCATGAGCGGTATGTTTAAGCCTTTGGGCGCAGAAGACATTGAGTGCAGGATCGCGCAGACAAAGCCGAACGGCGCGTCGATCCTGCTTTACAAGACAGCGCGAACGGACGCGAACCAGCTCGACGACGTCGTGGGCGTTGCCAACTGGCAGAACGACTATAAGGTGATCGACGGAACGCTTTTCTGCGGGATCGGCATTCGCGCGGAAGGCGGATGGGTTTGGAAGTGGGACGCCGGATCGGAAAGCAATGTGGCGAAGGACAAAGGCGAAGCGTCCGACGCGTTCAAGCGCGCGGGATTCCGTTTTGGGATCGGACGAGAGCTTTACACCTCACCCTTTATTTGGATTCCATCAAGCAAATGCACCATCAAACGCGCGACGAAAAACGGCAAGGAAGTCTACGAGTGCTATGATCGCTTCCGCGTGGCAGAGATTGAGTACGCGGATGGAAAAATTTCGCACCTCATCATTGAGAACGTCACGATGGGCGCGAAGGTCTTCTGGTGGGATCGAGCGGGGACAAGCCCGAAACCCGAAACGGCAGACGATGAGCCGTGGGACGCGCAGACGGCGAAGCGTGCGGTCGGAAAGATGACGGCGAAGCAGGTCGCCGCGATCTCGGCGCTGGTCAAAGAGACCTTCTGCGGGCATCGGTTGACGCGAGATGCGTTTGAGGCCGTTACGGGCTACACGGTGCAGCAGTTGGCGGCACGCCAGATTCCGGCGGATCAGTACGACGCGATCGTATCCAAGCTGACGCTCGAGCCGGAGGACGCTGTGAAAGTGATCGAGGAGATCGAGAATGGACGCGCGACTGCATGACTTGACGATGACGCGGGACGGAGCGGCGATCTTGTCGCTCCGCGTTCCCGTATCTGCTGCAAGTGCGATTTTTGATGAACTGAAAGACGCGGACGTGACCGTCGAGATCAAGAAGAAACGGAAGCGTCGAAGCCTTGCGGCAAATGATTACGCGTGGGTGCTGATGAACAAGATCGCCGAAAAAGCACGCGTCTCCGTTTTGGACGTGTATCGCAATGCGATCCGCAACGTCGGCGGCAATATGACGAGTGTGTGCGTGCAAAATGAAGCCGCCTATGCGCTCCAGACCAACTGGGCGAAAAACGGCAAAGGCTGGGTCACGGACGTCGGAGAAAGCAAAATACCCGGCTGTACGGTGGTTTATCTCTACGCCGGATCAAGTACGTTTGATACCGCGCAAATGTCGCGGCTGATCGACAACATCGTGCAGGACGCTAAAGCGCTTGGCATCGAGACGATGCCGCCGAAGGAGCTGGACGCGCTGCTGGACCATTGGGGGGAAAAACATGGTTGATAATGATAAATGCATGTGGTTTGATTGCAGGCAAATCAACGCGCTGAAGGAAGTCCTGACGGTTGGAGAAATTGGTGAGCTGGTTCTCGCTCTGTATCACTACAGCGTATACCGCGAGTTTCAAAGTGAAATGAGCAGGGTGGTTGAAGTGGCGGCGCATTTGATGGCGCTGACGATCGACGACTTTGGAGGATGCTGAGATGGCGCAGACTGCTGGATTTATGGTTTACCACGGCGATGGGAAAAACCTTGAGATGCTGGACAACGATTCGCTCGGCGCTATCATGCGCGCGCTGATCCGATATGCACGCGAAGGAGAAGAACCCGTCGATCTCGACCCGATGGCAAAGGTTATTTTTGCAATGCTCCGAGAAAAAATCGATTTTGATGCGCTTAAATACCAAAAGAAGAGCGAGGCAGGATCGAAAAGCGGCGGCAGACCGAAAGCAGAAGAAAGCAGCAAAAAGCAGACGGAAGCAGACGGAAGCAAAAATAAGCAGACGGAAGCAGAAGAAAGCAGCGACGATCAAACGGGGGTAAATACTAAATCTTATACCTTAAATCTTAGACCTTATACCTTAAATCCTAAATCTGACACTATCCTGTCGGATAGTGATAATGGCGGCGAAGCCGCCAACGCGCACGCGTGTGCGCGCGAGACGCACGAAGCTCCCGACACGGATGACGGGAGCATGGCAACTGGTACAGAAAACGTACAAGTTGCGGCTCAAAAGCCGAAGAAGGCAAAAAAGCCGACGGATGCCGCCTTGATCGCCGAAGCCATTAAAAATTATGCGGACGGCGATGCGGAGCTGGAGGGGCTTTTGCAGGACTGGATGGCAAACCGAAAGGCGAAACGATCCCCGGCGACGATTCGGGCTGTACAGCTCAATCTTGACAAGCTGGACGCGATGGCGCAGGAGAGCGGGATGCCAGTCAAAGCCTATTTGCGCGACGTGATCGCGCGGGGATGGGCGGCGTTCTTCGTGATCAAGGACGGCGGTGGAGGAGGCTATCGGGCTTCGCCGCGCCCGCAGCAGCCGCAATCGACGGCGGATTTCTACTTGCAGATGATGCAAGACATGGACTAACGGGAGGCAGAAAATGACGGAAAAAGAGGCTGCCGCGATTTTGGCGGTGCTGTCGGCGGTGTATCCCGACACGACGAAACATCAAAGCGACTTTGTCAAAAAAAAGATTGCGGGGATCTGGTTTCAATCGCTCATGGACATTCCCTTTGAGCTTGCGAGTAAGATCGTCGAGGCGCACATCATTTCATCCAGCGAGAGATTCATGCCGCAACCTTCGGAAATCCGCAAAAAGTGTCTGGAGGCGATGCGCGGCGAAGAGAATCGCCCGATGGAAGGGACGGAAGCATGGGCGCTGGTACGGAAGGCGCTCGGAAACAGCTATTACGGCGCGTCGGAGGAGTACGCGAAGCTGCCGAGGATGATCCAGAAGATCATCGGCAGTCCGTCTGTCCTCAAGGATTGGGGCCTGATGCCGCCGGAAAGCCTGTCGGTGGAGCAGTCGCACTTCCTCCGCGCGTATCGCACGATGGTGGAGCGCGAGACCAACGACCGCGCGATCCCCGAAGCGCTCAAGGCGGGGATCGAGCAGGCGGGCGCGATCGCTGCGGGACGGCAAGCGCCGTTTGTGTCGCTGGCTGACGCGGCACGGAAGATGCTGACGGCGGCGGACAAAGACGCGTACATCGACATTTGAGGTGCGGCATGGACGGAACTTTGAGAACGACGGTTAAAGTGTCGTTGGACACCGTAAATTTTGAGGACAAGCCGTGCAAGCTGGTATTTCGACCGGAAGACGGCGAGTTGATGCTTCTGGCCGAGGACTACAGCGTGTCGCTGTTTTTCAACGCGATCGCGCTGGCGGACTTTTTGGCGGACGCGCGTGGCATGATCGCGCCGAAGACGAATCACGACGTGCAGAAGATCTGGGACACGGCGGAAAAGCTGTTTTACCGCAAGAAAATCGAGGATTTGGAGGCGAAGGTGGAAGGATGAAATTTACGCTGCATATTGACCCGCCGCGCGTGACACAGCAGGAGCATCGGTTCGGCGGCTTCGGGCGGAACGGAAGGGCGATCGTTTACGATGACGCGCGGGCAAAGGAGGCGCGTGCGCTGATCGCGAGTGCGATTAAGCCATATGCGCCGGAAAAGCCTGCTCGAGGAGCGATTGCGCTGACGGTCCGGCGATTCTTTGCGACGAAGGACAAGCGCAAGTGGGGGACGTGGAAAGTGACGCGCCCCGACAACGACAACATGCAGAAAATGTTTAACGACGAGATGACCCGCGCGGGCTTTTGGCTTGACGATGCACAGATCGTCGTGGAGCATGTGGAAAAATACTGGGCGGCGGAAGGCCACATTGACGTGACGATCTTCGAGCTGACGACGGAAAAGGAGCAACGGCATGAACAGATTTTTTGCGACGGGACGTCTCACGAAGGATCCCGAAAAGAGGACGACACAGAGCGGTGTTTCGGTCTGCACTTTCACGCTGGCGGTGGACAGGCGCTACAAAAACGCGAACGGCGAGCGGGAGGCAGACTTTTTCCCGGTCGTGTGCTGGCGACAGGTCGCCGATCTGTCGGCACAGTATCTGAGCAAGGGCAAACAAGTTGCGATTGCCGGAGAGGTGCAGACGCGCAGCTATGACGACAAGAACGGCGTGAAGCGCTATGTGACCGAGGTGGTCGCTGACGAGGTGCAGTTTTTGTCGCCGCGGGGTGACCGCGTGGAACGCGGACGCGGCACGACGCAGGAGCCGGAAATGACGCCCGTGAGCGCGGACGAAGATCTGCCGTTTTGAGAAAGGAGCAGGAGACGATGACGAAAGGAAGACCAATTTACCCGGAGGAAGAGGCGCGCATGGTGCGGCTGTGGCAAGAGGGAAAGACGTATGAGGCGATCGGAGACAAGGTCGGTCGATCTGCCACGGTCGCACGGCACACGATTGATCGTGTCAGACGGCGTGAAAAGGCGTATGGCGTGATACTGGTGCAAAAAGAGATCACGCGGACATGCGCATATTGCGGGAAGAATTTTGCTTGTGCGCCGGGCAGCTCGAAAAAATACTGTTGTGTGCAGTGTGGACAGGCTGCGTGGCGGAAAATGAAGGGCGTGCGAGTGCGAAATGCGCGCGAGCGCGAGAAAGACGAGCTGCTCGGGCCCTCGATGCCGTACAAAATGCCGCCGCTGGTGGACGGCGTGAATCCGACGTATGAGGAGGTCGCCATCAAGACGGACAGGGAACGATCAAAGTGGGGCGCGATCGCGAAAAAGTGCGCGGCGCTCGGCATGTCGTACGGCGAGGCAAGCGCGAGGGGGCTGCTGTGATGGAGAGACAGAGGGTGAATTCCGTAACCCGCGAAGCGCTGACGATTTTGTATGCGGCGGAACAGGCGATTGACATGGTTGCACCGAAGCTGGAACAGCTTACGCGCCGCGTGCCGAACGGGTGGCGCGATTTGCGCATGGTACAATCGAAACTCAACAAGTTGGTCGAGTCCGTGCTGAACACCATCCCGGTCGAACAGCTCGACACGATGATTGCGCAGATGCGGATCAGCCACTTGCGAATCGTCACAAACGACGTCGGGAAATCGGATGATTCGAAGTGGCTCGTCCCGCGCGACGAACTGACCGAACTGGTCGCCGCAGTCGTGAATGAAAAGTGCCTTATGTGCGACAAGCACGACTGGTTCAACTGCAAGCTCAGGCGGATCATTAGCGATTTGCCTGTAGACGTGGCAAATGTGCCGAACGGCTGCTGGAGGGATGAAGAATGAAAAGATATACGAAGGCCGACATGGAAAAGTTTAGGCGTGATGTGTTCGGGAATTTGATTTGCCCGACAGGCGATTATTCTCTAATCAGTGGTTTCGGCGAGTATTGTAAATTCGATGCGCGATGCACTTTTAGATCATGGAGCAGATTCGGCACGGGGTGCAGCTTCGGAGAGGAGTGCAGCTTCGGAGAGGATTGCAGCTTCGGCGAGCGTTGCAGATTCGGCATGGGGTGCAGCTTCGGAGAGGAGTGTAGATTCGGCGAGGATTGTAGATTCGGCGCGTGGAACAGCTTTGGTGAGTGGTGTAATTTTAGCAAGGGATGCAATTTTGAAGCTGGTGAAGTGCAAAACGGCACATATTGTGCGTGTGACAGGATCGGCAGCGAGCGCAGAAAAACATACTTTTTCCGCGATGGCGACGGTGAAATGTATGTCCGAGCGGGATGCTGGTTTTCTTCGCTTGATGAGTTTGTCGAGCGTGTAAAGCAAGCCCATGGCGGCACAAAGTATGAGAAAGAGTATCTCGCGGCGGTCGAGCTGGCGAAAATCGTGCTGGAGGGATGAGGACTAATGCTGATTGAAAAAGCTGATATGCTTGACGCGCTGCTCGGCAACTTCGCTGGGATGGACTTGCTGAGCGATGCGGTGACGGAAGGAAGCATTACGCTGGGATATGTGACTGGCTGGCTCGACGCGATTGGCTCGATGATCGACGCCGAGGAGAAAAAACAGGGGAAGATGAAGGGCGAGGAATAATGGAAAACGTTTATCGTTTTGTGGGGGTTATTGTGTGTGGACTTGGCGGCACTCTCTTGTGTATCGCCATTTCCGGGCTGTGCGCATGGTTGGCGTCTTGTGCATGGGTGGCTTTTAGCGATAATTTCCGTAGTATCTGTAAAGCCGAGAGTCTTATCTTTGAGTACAGGAAGCAAAGAGAACGTTTTTTGGATTGGTTGACGAAAAATGGAGGCGATGACGATGTGACTGATTGATGCGGACGCGCTCGGCGAAAAGCTCGAAACGCTTATGAAAAAATACGCGGCGATGGGAAAAACGAACGTCGCGCAGGACTACAATTTCGTGTTGACCGTGATTGATGGTGCGCCTACTGCCGACGCCGTTGAGGTCGTTAGGTGCAAGGATTGCAAGCATTTTGATCCAGACAGCAGTGTGTGTAAATACAGCGGATGGCTGATGGATGGCTCTGATTTTTGCAGCCGAGGCTTCAATAAGGCGTGGTCGATGGAAGGTGATGACGATGCGGCGAATCACGTTTGAATTCCCCGATGGGTTTCAGCCGAACGCGGTTTGGCTGAATTACGTCATGCAAAGCGAAAATAGTGGGGAGATGATGATCGGAATTCGGAGTTTGGACACAAAAGAAATCCGTGCGCTGGGCGACGGTGCGACGATGCTTGAAATCGATAGAAAAGAGGGCGGAAATGCGGCTGATTGATGCGGCGGATATGAGAGGAGAAACCGATGGACACTGAAAGACTTAAAAAGTACCGATACAATCGCCTTGAGCTGCGCCGGATCGAAATGCAGATCGAAGACATGGACGGAGACCTCGAACCGCGCGCCACGCAGATCACGGGATTGCCGTCCGCCCGCGGGCAGGATCACGATGCGCGGATGATCTCCGTGATCCAGCGCCGCGCGACCCTCGTGCAACGGTATCTCGATCTCAAAGCGGCGATCTTCGACGAGCAAATGCAGATCGAGATAGCGATCCACAAAATCCCGCAGCCGTGGCAGCTCGTCCTTGCATACCGCTACTTGACGGGGATGCCGTGGCGCAAAATCGAGGATATGACGCACTATGGATATCCCCGACTTCAGCAGCTCCATCGAGAAGGACTCGAAAAAATTCGAAGCGTGTAGAATAAAAAAATCCGTCTTTTTAGGCGGATTTTTAAATTATTTGCAAAAAAAGCTTGCAATACACCGCGGTGTATGGTATAGTAGAGGAGTCAAAGAAAGGAGGTGAAAGTCTGGCGAGACAAGAAAGCGAGGTGAGGGCTTTGAAAAAGAAGCAAAAGAAAAAGCGGCAACGCATGATACTTGCTACGATCGATGCGATTGCCGCCGTTGCGGGGCTGCTGGGAAGCCTTATACAGATCCTGATGCAGCTGATCGATAAAGACTAACCGACCAGATCAAGGGGAGGGGCGAGGGGCGCCCCTTCCTTTGATCAATATCATTCTACCAAAAAAAGGAGACAAAAACAATGGTAAAAATCCCGAAGTGGGTTGCGATCGTTATTTGCATTGGCGCGATTTTGCAGATCATAGCCACGACGCTCACGATCATCAACATGATCTAAAGGAGGCGGGGATGCCTACAGAAGCGAAAAAACGCTATAGGCGCGAAAAGGTGCAGACGGTGCGCATTGATCTTTACGGCACGGACGAAGACATCAAAGCGCACCTCGAAGCGATGAAGGAGCGCGGCGAATCCGTGCAGAAGTACCTAAAAGATTTAATTCGCGCCGATATGCGGTAAACATTATACAAAATTATACATCGGTCTGTGCTATACTGATAGTGTCGAAAAGGTCGGGCGGAAACGCTGCGGCCTTTTGTTTTGCCCGAAATGGAGGGAAACGCATGGAAATCATTAAAATGCCGATCAAAGGCATATAAGGAGGCTGGCTGAAAGTGAGCAAGGGCGGGAGGCCGCGTAAAGATATAGACAAAAAGCAGTTTGAAAGCTTGTGCGGTTTACAATGCCGCCTTGACGAAGTTGCCGCCTTTTTTGATTGCTCCGTCGCCACGGTGGAAAGATTTTGCCATCGCGAGTATGACACAAGTTTTGCTCAAGTTTTCGCGGAAAAGCGCTGCCTTGGCAAAATCTCTTTACGGAGAAGCTCTTTTGCGCTGGCCGCGCGGAGCGCACCCATGGCCATTTATATCTGGGAAAATTGGTTCTCGGAGCAAGAAAATGCGGCGATTGAGAAGATCGACGACCTCATGACGCGGCTTGACGAGGAAGCGGGGGCAGAAGAGTGATCCAGACGCCGAAGCAGCGCGAGTACAGGCGCAACGCCACGCACCGATGGAACGTAAAGACGGGCGCGACGCGAAGCGGGAAAACCTACGGCGATTATTTTCTCCTGCCGAAGCGGCTTCGGGCGGGAAGCGGCAAAGAGGGCGCGAACGTGATCCTCGGCAACACGCGGGGGACGATCCAGAGAAATATTATCGAGCCGTTGCAGGACATGTATGGCACGACGCTCGTCTCGTCGATCAGAAGCGACAACACAGCGACGATCTTCGGGGAGCGCGTTCACTGTCTGGGCGCGGACAACAAAAAGCACGTCGACCGTCTTCGCGGCATGTCGATCAAGTATTGCTACGGTGATGAGGTCACGACGTGGCATCAAGACGTTTTCGACATGCTCAAGTCGCGACTCGACAAGCCGTACTCGATCTTCGATGGGACGTGCAATCCGGCTTCACCGCAGCACTGGTTCAAGCTGTTTCTCGACGGCGATGCGGACATTTACCAGCAGGCGTACACGATCGACGACAATCCCTTCCTCGATCCCGATTTTGTCGACAATCTCAAGCGGGAGTATGCGGGGACGGTCTATTATGACCGTTACATTCGCGGGCTGTGGGTTGCGGCGGAAGGCGCGATCTATCGACCGTACTGCGATAATCCCGAGCGCTACATCATCGACGACGCGCCGCCCGTATGGACGGCAGAAATCGGCGTCGACTTCGGCGGCGGCACATCGGCTCACGCTTTTGTCTGCGTTGGCTACACACCGCGTTATGCCGAGAAGGTCATCCTCGACGAGTATTGCGAGAAAGAGGCGCTTGACCCGGCACGGCTGGAAGCGGCGTTCGTCGCTTTTGTGCGCAAGTGCAAGGAGCGGTATCCCGTGTATGACGTCTACTGCGACTCGGCAGAGCAGACGCTTATTAACGGGCTTCGACGCGCGGCGCTCGACGCGGGGTTGAACGTCAACGTCGCCTCAGCGCTCAAAAAGCCGATCAATGACCGCATACGCTGCGATTGCCGTTTGATGGCGAATGACCGCTTTAAGATCATGCGGCACTGTGCGGCGACGCGCGATGCGCTGATGACGGCGGTATGGGACGCGGCGAAGCTGACGGCGGACGTGCGGCTCGATAACGGCACGACCAACATCGACGTGCTGGATGCGCAGGAGTACGCGACGGAGCGGCACATGACGGAGCTGATGGAGTACCGCGCACCGCGACGCGATGACATTATCCGATGGGGGCTTTAAGCGATGGGCATTTTTGACAAGATCAGACAGGGGGTGCGGAGGCTTACGGCAGAGCTTAATATGGGCAGGAGTTACAAGGACGTTTTCGAGCTGGACGGCGTGCCGCCTTTTCGGACGTTTTACAATTTCTGCATTTTTCCGGCAAAATACATTTATCGCGGCTTGTATAAGCCGTGGCACATCGTCCCCGCGCCGACGGTGGAAAATGACATGGCGACGCGGCAGCTTTTCCGGCTGAATATGGCGAAGGCGATATGCGCAGAAATGGCCGGGCTTGTGTGGAACGAAACGGCAAGCGTCAACATCTCGCGCGGCGATGTGATCGACGAGAATGACCCGCTTGAGAGATTTGTCCACGACGTCCTCGACGAGAACAACTTCTGGACGAAAATGCAAGAGCATATCGAGCAGGCGGCGGCGCTCGGCGGCGGGGCGCTGAAGGTCTATGTGGACGGCGACCATGCGGATGATGGTACGATCGTCAAAGGCACGGAGCATATCTGCATTGATTACTGTATGGCCGACCAGTTTATCCCTACGAGCTGGGATAACGCGGAGGTGCGCGAGGCGGTATTCGTCTCCCGCGAAGCGAAGGACGGATATTATTACACGCGGCTCGAGTGGCACAAATGGGACGGCGACACATACGTCATTTCCAACGATCTCTACCGCGCGGACAAGCCGAGCGACGAAATGCCGGACAGTCAGGACATCCTCGGCGTATGGTATCCGCTGGCGGCAGTGTATCCCAACATCGCGCCCGTCACGCCGATCAACGGCTTGACGAAGTCGCTGTTTTCCTACTACCGCACGCCGATGGCCAACAATGTCGATGACAATTCGCCGCTCGGCGTGCCGATCTACGCCAATGCTTTCGATACGCTTCACGCGCTGGATATCTGTTATGATTCCCTCGTGCGCGAGTTCCGCCTCGGCAAACGTCGCCTCGTCGTCCCGGCTAAGATGCTTCGCACGGTGATCGATCCGCAGACGGGCAAAATGCGGCGGTTCTTCGATCCGAACGACGAAAGCTATGAAGCCCTCGCCACGGACACGGATGAGAGCTTGACGATCAAGGAGATCGCGCCCGAACTGCGCGTCGCCGATCATGTGCAGGGGATCAACTCCAATCTTTCCGTTTTGTGCTTGCAGACGGGGCTTTCGGCAGGGACGTTTACGTTTGATCTCAGCCAGGGGATCAAGACGGCGACGGAAGTTATCAGCGAGAACAGCAAGACTTATAAGACGATCAACAATTTCCAGACGCAGATCATCGCGGCGATCAAGCGGCTGGTGGAAAACATCATCACACTCGGCGCGCTGTATGACATCCAGCACGACGGGCAGAGCATTCGCGCGCTTGCGGCTGGTGACTATGACGTGACCGTGTCGATGGACGATGCGGTGCTGGAGGACGCGCAGACGCGGATGCAGCGCGGCATTGATATGATGGCAAACGGCGTCCTGTCGAAGCACACGTTCTTGACCGATCCGAAATATGGCGTCGGTCTGACGGACGAGAAGGCCGAAGCGGAGCTGCAGCAGATCGCAGACGAGGGCAAGATCACGACCCGCGCGTTGGACATCTTCGGCGCGCAGACGATTGAGTGATGAGCGATGCTTACAAACGCAGACCTCCTTAGGCTGTCCGAACCGCTTGAAGCGGTATACGCGGACACGGGGACAAGCCTGCTGATTAACGCGGCGGGCTTTTTTGACGACATCAAGGGCATCACGCCGGACGAGTGGCGCTTGCGTATGCTGGCGCAGATCGGGCGGCTGACGGATGAGTCCATCGAGATCATCGCGGCGGCGACGGGCGTCGCTCCCGACATGCTAAAAAAGGCGATCGACGATGCCGCGCAGATGGAGCTGAAAGACGTGGACGCGGCGCTTGCCAACGCGGTCAAGGCGGGAAAAATCTCCGCGCCTGTCGTGGGAGCGGCGACGGACACGCGCGTGTACCAAACGATCCAAGCGCTGGCACTACAAGCGGGTGAGCGCTTGAGCCTTGTCAACTCCACGATGCTCAACTCGACGTTGCAGGCGTATGTGTCGGCGGTCAACATCGGTTATGCCGAGGCGGCATCCGTGCTAAATGCGGCGGCGACGGGAACGGCAATCGGGATTGACAGCTTGCGCTCGGCGGTGCGAAAGTCGATCAAACAGCTCGGCGATATGGGTATCACGGGCTATGTGGATAGCGCGGGACGCAACTGGACGCCCGAAGCCTATGTCAACATGGTCGTGCGCACGACGACCCACAACGCCGCGATTCAAGCGACCGTCGCCGAGGCGGCGGACTATGGCGTGGAGGTCTTTCAGGTCTCCACGCACAACGGCGCGCGGCCTCTTTGCGCGCCGTATCAGGGCAAGTTTTACACATGGGGCAGCACGGGTGGCGTTGTCCACGACCTCGACGACGCGCCGCATCCATACGAGCCGATCAGCGTCACGAGCTACGGCGAACCCGCAGGGCTGTTCGGCATCAACTGCGGGCATCGCCCGATTCCTTTCGTCGACGGTTTCAGCGTCCCCGCTTCCACGGCGTGGGAACTTGACACGCCGGAGAAGCGGGAGGAAAACGCGCGCGCCTACCGCCTGTCGCAACAGCAGCGAGAAATGGAACGCTCCGTCCGCGCTGAACGCGAAAAGGCGGCGACGTACAAGGCGGCCGGGATGAACGCAGAGTACAAAGCCGCGATGGATCGCGTCCGTGACAAAATGACCGCGTATGAAGATTTTTGCGATGACAACGGCGTGACGCCACGCCGAGAAAGAACGGAAATTGTTTTTTACAAAGGAAGGGGAAAGTAAATGCCTACGAAATGTGAACATCGATGGATCGGTCTCGGCGCTGGCGTGCGATGCGTGCGCTGCGGGCTGGAGTTTACGACGGCGGAATACCGTGCGTATCTTGCTGCCGCCGAGAAGCCGAAACGCGCCGCAGGACAGCGCAGGAAGCCGCAGGAGAAACGCAACGATGAAGCAGGGGAAAACCCTAACGCGAAGGAGGCGGACGCGCAGTGAACGAATTTGAACGCTTGTGCGCGATGCTGAAAATCGCGTATGAAAACATCGTCGTCCTGCATCATCAGGTGATCGGGCGCAACTGGAAGACGGCACATGAGTGGATGGAAGAAATCTACGAAGCCGTGCAGAAGTGCGGCGACGACTTGACGGAAACGGCGCTGATGCTCGGCTACCGCGAAATGTCGATCGCCGACGCTGTGCTTGCGTTTCAAGGCGACGTGCTGACTGCCGAACCGCGCGACAAGAGCGAGACATACATGGCGGCACAGAACATCCTCCGCACGCTGTGCGGTATGATCGAGGCGGCAAAGAACATCACGCCACCCGACGTGCAGAACCGCCTCGACGAATATGCTTACGAGCTCAATCTCACGGCGAATTACAAACTGGCGCGCGCGCTGGAAGACCGCGACTGACGCGCCGATATATCAACGCTTGCGAAAGCCGTCCTTGTGGCGGCTTTTTGCATATCGCCGAGCGGGCGCAAAACGCAAAAATCACGCCGCCATCGTCTGACGCGGCGAAAAACAAGGAGACGTAAAATGGCAACCTTTACACGCGATGCAATCAAATCCATCCTGAACGACACGAAGCTGACGCCGGGGGAGAAGGAAGACAAGATTTTCGCCCTCCACGGACAACACCTTGCTGATGGCTATGTGACCAAAGCCGAAGCCAAATCGGCAGCCGATGCGGCGCTGGCCGCAGTTCAGCCGCCCGATCCCAAACAGACGCAGGAGTATCTCGACCTTCAGGCGCAGTTCGACGCTTTCAAAAGCAAAGAGGACGCGCGACGGAGCGAGGACTTCCGTGGCGTGAAGGACAAGTTCTTCGACGCCGTTTATTCTGCCATCGATCGCAGCAAGGATGCGAAGCCCGTATCCGATCAGATCGAGCAGATGCGAACGGATTATGCGGAGTATTTCTCCGATGACGACGCGCCGCAGGGCGGCGCACCTTCGTTCGGCGCACAGTCGAAAGGCGGTATGCCGCAGGGCAACGGCAATGGCAGCTTTGCTGCTGCATGGGGCTATGGTGCATCGCGGGGCAAAACGGACGAAAAATAACAAAAAAGGAGCGAAAGCAATATGGCTTTTATGCAGACCGATGTGAACTATGCGACGCAGTACGCGCGCGAACTGGCGAACGTTTATCCATATCTTTCCTATTTCTCCGATCTGTGGGGCGCGCCGAACAGCAGCCGTTACCGTCCCGTGCAGGGCAAAACCGTCGCGATCCCGTCGATGACCGTTTCCGGCGCGCGTGCGGTTGACCGCGATCACATCACGGGCACGTTTAACCGCAACTGGAACAACGAGTGGCAGATGAAGACGATGAGCATGGATCGCGAGTGGGACACCATCATCGACCCCATGGATATCGCCGAAACTGGCGACGTCGCGACCATCGCCAACGTGACCCGCACGTTTAACGAGCAGCAGAAAGTCCCTGAGATGGATGCCTATGCAGCGTCTCGTATTGCGGGCTTTGCCAACGGCGCGGGCGGCATCGACACGACCCCGCTTACTGCCGACAACATCCTCGCGCAGTGGGATGAGTACCTTGCGTACATGACCAACAACCGCGTCAATCGTGACCGCATCCGCGCGAAGATCACGCCCGCCGCGTACAAGCTGCTCAAAGAGGCGGCTGGTATCACGCGCTTTATCGACGCTGGCACTGGCATTCGCAACATCGACCGCAATGTCGGCAAGCTGGACGGCGTCCAGATCGAGGAAGTGCCGTCCGACATCATGCAGACCGCGTTCGACTTCACGGAGGGTTGGATCGCAAACGGCGGCGCGAAGGTCAATCTGCTGATGTATGATCCCGAGGCGATTGTCGCGCCTGTCGTGTATGACGTCGCGATGATGGGTGCGCCGACCGCGCAGTCTAAGGGCAAGTACGTCTACTACGAGCGCTACTACTACGACGTCTTCGCACTCAACACCCGCTCCGCTGGTATCTTTGCCAACGTCTCGGCGGCGAGCGCGCTGAAAACGCTGACCGTGACCTCCGTTGCGGGTGCGACGGCTGGCACTGACATCACCGTGATCGGCGGCACTGGTAATGCGACCTCTGTCTATCTGTATGCGGCGGGCGCGTCTGCGAAGGCCGTGACCGCTGGCACGAAGCTGAACGCGTCTGACTGGACGAAGCTGGAAGGCATGAAGGGCGTCAATGTCACCGGGCTGACCGCTGGCAACATCATCACGGTCGTCGAGGCGAACCGCGACACGCTCATGCCGATCGCGTCCGGCACGGCGACGGTCGTCAACAAGTAACGCGGGGTGATCGGCAATGGCCTACGTTGATTATGCTTACTACACGGATAGCTACGGCGGCACGGATCTGACCGAAGCGGAGTTCCCGACCTACGAGAAGCAGGCGGAAACCGTGATCGACACCGTGACGCGCTATTACGTGCGGCAGAACGGCGTGGATACCTTGCCGGAGATCGTGCAGACGATGCTCAAAACAGCGGTGTGCGCGCAGGCCGACTATCTTTTGACGGTCGGCCTTGACGCCGCCGCGTCTGGCGTCCTCGGCACGGATTATACGGTTGGCAAAGTCCACGTCGGCGCGGGCGCGCTGGCAAGTGCCAAAAGCGCGGCGCAGACGATGCTTGCGGCAGGCGCACAGGCGGCGCTCGAACAGAGCGGACTGCTCCAGCGGCATACGGGGACGGCATATGAGCCGTTCGCCCCGTTCCCGCTCGGATGGGGGTGATGGCGATGCTTCGACCGATCCCTAAACGCATCTTGACGCAAACGATGACGATCCACGTCCCGTCGGCTATGGATGCAGATCAAAACGCGACCTATACGGACACGATCGTATCGCATGTGCATTTCCAGTCCGACCACCGCACGCTCAAGCAGAAAGATAACACCGAGATCCAGACGACGGGCATCATCTTTGCTGACGCAAGGTACAGCCATCCGACGTTGGATTATCTGGCGCTTTCGGTGCAGGCGGAGGCGGTCGGCGCGCAGTTGCGCGTGACGATTGACGGTCAAACGCTCACCATCCTCAACGTAGATGCTGTGCCGGACGACACGGGACGGCTCCATCATTGGGAGGTGACGACGGTATGAGCGTGGTCATTAAGCACCCGCCCAAACGCGACTTTGTGAGCGCGGTTGAGCTGGCAATGTATGCGACACGGCAGGAGGTTTTGGAGGACTGCCGGTTCTTCTGCCGCCGCGACACGGGCCGCTTGATTGAGTCTGGCAATGCCGAAATGGCGGGAGATAACAAAGCGGAGATCGTCATTACGTTCAACACTCCGTATGCCGCACGCGTGTATTTTACGGGCGTTCCGTCGCATGACAAAAACCCGCATGCGTCGCTCAAATGGTGTCAGCAGGCCGAAATGAACTACGGGGACAAATGGAAACGGCATATCGAAAAGCGCTTGAGCAAAGCGCTCGGAGGCTGATGACGATGGACAGTATCTCCAAACAAGTGCTTGAGGCTGTGCGAACGCTTGCGCAGAACAGCGGCTTTGCATACGCGCAAATCGTCAATGGCGCGCTTCCGCCCGACAACGGAATCAGTATGACGACCGCTGGCGGCGGGATGGACACGACGTTTTTCAGCGTCGGGCAGTCCGTCCTTTTGTCGCTGGTGCTCAATGCGAAGCACGAGGATCAAGCGGCGGCGCAGAACGCGCTGAACAATCTGCACGCGTATCTGACACGGCGAAAGAGTTTCCCACGCGGCGACGGCTGGCAGATCACGAGCATTACGACGGACAGCGTACCGATGTATCTTGACCGAGAGCAGAGCAAGCAATGGCTTTACGGGTCGGGGCTGGCGGTGCGCTTTTACTACTTTCCCACAGAAAAAGGAGGCTAAAAAAGTATGGCTTATGCTTATGGATTGATGACCATGTACGGCATCACGGCTAAAATCGGCACGAGCAAGGCGGCGGGTGATAGCGGCGCGTGGACGTATGCGCCGTTTGGCGACGGCATCGATAACCTTACTGAGGCGCTGAACGAGGTCGTGCAGCAGTATTTCTTTTTGACTGACAAGGGGTTTGCAAAAAACCATGTTACGGGCATGGCACCGACATTTACGGTCACTGGCCGCCGCATCTATGGCGATGCGGCACAGGACTACATCTTCGGCAAAAAGTATGGGCTGGACGATCAGCGCATTTCGTCCTTCCAGATTGAGTACCTTGACGCGTCGGAGGCGACGGTGACGATCACGTGCGATTGCACGATCGCCAACATGCAGGAGTTCTCTGGCGCGACGACCGACGACACGGCGATCTCCATGGAGATCCGCTTTGACGGCAAGCCCGAGGTAAAAAGCACGCCGAAAGGCTAATGCAGCGAGGGGGGAGGGCTTGCGCCCTTCCCCTTTTTTCTTAATTTTGAAAATCCAGCGGCGAAAGCCGCATTTTTGATGAGGTGAAACGCATGACATCTAAAATCATTTCCCCGTTTTTGGAGCGATCGATCGACCTTTGCGACGCGGACGGGAATGTCGTGGAAACGGTGACTTACCGCTTAAACGTCCTTCGAGCGTTTGAAGCGATCACGGAGGCTCAAGCTGCGCTCAACGCGGCAATCAAAGATGGGGACGCGGAGACCATCGGCAAACGCTTTACGGCATTGATGGAGACCGTCTTCGGGCGGGATGCGGCGGCGCGGATCATTGCGTTTTACGGTGCGGAGACAATCGAAGATGCAAACAACCTCGTATGGCTCGTCACTCCCATTATGATCGATGACATCTTCCCGGCGCTGATTAAACAGCGGGAGCAGATCCTTGACAGCCGACGGGCATTGAAGCGCTATGGGGCGGACGTTTGATCTATGCGATGCGCCGCCGATGACGATGGAGTACAAGGGCAAGACGTATCCTCTTTGCCCTTGGTTTGACAACGTCCTGCTCATGCTTCGGAGCCTTGATGGGCTGGACGGTGCAGACCGCATGGAGATCATGTGCGATTTTCTCGTCAATGGTGACCACCCTCATTATGATCCCGATTTCTTCGCGGCGCTGGCTGACATTTTTTTCCAAAAGGCGGAAAGCGATGGCAGTCCGCGTGCGATGGATTTCGAGCAGGATGCGGCGCTCATTTACGCGGCGTTCCGGCAAATCTACGGCATCGACCTCCACGCGGAGATCGGAAAAATGCACTGGAATACGTTCTGCGCACTGTTGGAGGGGCTTCCGGCGACGACGCGTTTTTCGGATATCATTTCAATCCGCACGCGCCCGCTTCCAGTGCCGAATAAAAACAACGCGGCGGAACGGGCGGAGCTGACGCGGCTGAAACAGAAATACCGAATCCGGCTGACAGAAGAAGAAAGAGAAACCAGCCTCCAAAACGGACTGGCGAAGATGGCGCAATGCTTACTTACAATGGCGCAGGAAGGAGAAAATAATGGCTGATGGCGGTGGAATCACCTATACGGTAACAGCCGACACCTCTGACTATGATAGCTCGATAAAAAAAGCGGGTGAAACGGCAAAAAGCACCTTTTCCGATGTGGATAAATCCGCAAAGAATGCGGCTGCTGGGACGGACAAGCTGACCGAGGCAAAAGAGCGCTTGATGCGAAAGATCGAGCGCTTGAAACAGGCGATCGAGGAGCAGGCGGCTGAGGTGCAGAAGGCATCCAACGAGTACGGCGTCAACAGCGAACAGGCTGACAAAGCGGCTGAGAAGCAGTATCAGCTTGAAAAGCAGTTGGAGGCTGCAGAGAAACAGCTTGCGAAGATGGATGATGCCATGTCCGACGCAAGCAAAGACATGGGGACTATGTCTTACGCGGCTGATGATGCGTCGAAGGCCGTGGACAACCTCGGCGACGATGCAAAGACGGCGTCGAAAGATGAAAAATCGCTCGGCGACGAAGCGAAAACCGCTGGCGACAAGGTCGACAAGATGGCCGAGCGCGCCGAAGCTGGCGGGAAAAAGATTGAGACCGCGTTCAAAAGGGCATTCACGGCCATCGGCGCGGCGGTCGGCGCGTCCATCGGCATCGGCGTAAATTTCAACAAGCAGATGGAGACGTACCAGACGTCGTTTGAGGTCATGACGGGCAGCTATGAGACGGCAGCGAATTTGGTTGAAGAATTGAAAACCCGCGCGGCGGCGACCCCGTTCGATCTGACCGACCTCGCCGATACGACCCAGCTCCTAATGAACTATGGATTTACCACGGACAACGTTATCAGCTCCATGGAGATGCTCGGCGACATTGCGCAGGGCGACTCTGATAAGCTGACGCGCGTGGCGACGGCCTACGGACAAATGTCTTCGGCGGGCAAAGTCTCGCTGGAAGACGTAAAGCAGATGATCGAGGCGGGCTTCAATCCCTTGCAGGAGATCATGCAGACGACGGGCGAGAGCATGGGCAGCCTGTACGAGCGGATCAGTGACGGCACGATCAGCGTGGACGAGATCACGGCAGCGATGGTGCGAAGCACGTCCGAGGGCGGAAAGTATTACAAGTCCATGGACAAACAGTCGCAGACGTTGCGGGGGCGGTGGAACACGCTCAAGGATACGTTTGCAGAGGCGACTGGCAAGCTGACCAAAGGCATCAACGATTGGCTGAGCAACAAAGGAATTCCTGCCGCGAACAAGGCCATTGAGTGGCTTGCGGAAAATTTTGAAGATCTCGTCCCGATTATTGAAACGGTAATCGCGGCGGCAGCCGGATTTTACATCGCGTTCAAATTTCAGGACGTCATAAAAGGCATCCAAGAGGTTGGCGCGGCGCTGGCAACGGGTTCCGGCCTTGCTGGTCTCGTCGTCGGCGCGCTGGCGGCGATGGCGGTCGTGATAACCAATGCCTATATCGAGGCAAACAAAGGCACTGCGTATTTTAGGGAGTTCAACGATCGGATGAACGACCTAAACGCATCCATCGATAATACAGCGGCGTCTCTTGACACCATGAAAGAATCGTTTAACGAGACGATGCTACAAACAGAACTGACGGCTGAAAAAGCGAACGACTATCTTGATGTAATCGACCGCATTTCCGAAGACGGCGTTCTTTCGGCTGATGAGCAAAATGATTTTAACGCTGCAATTGCCGTTCTTCAGTCGCTTTATCCCGATTTGCAAATCGAAATCGATGAAACGACGGGGTTGATCAAAGATGGAACGCAAGCACTTCGCGACAACATCGCGGAAATGCAGAATCAGGCGGCGGCGGCAGCTTTACAAGACGTTGTAAGAACTGCGATTGACAAACAAATCAGAGCAGTAACAGACTTGAATACCGCCTACGATGAGTGGCAAGCAGCGTTGGACCACCGTGAAAATTTCTATAAACGTCATCAGCGTTTAATCGACGATACTAATGCGTTGCTTGGCACGAATTTCAAGACGATAGAAGAATGTGCAATGGCTGTATCTGGATGGACTGGAGCAACGGCAGATCAAACGCAGAAGGCACAGGAGCTTTATGGCGACTTGATTCCGCTTGTGCAAAAAGAACAAGAAAATAATCAAGCGGTGTATGATTCCATGGATGCGTATGGAAAAGCGCAGGGGGTATATGATGACGCTTCGCTTTCAGTTGATGGCTATACTCAGGCAATGGCAGACGCGGCGGCGACGGGAGATTACAGCGCGGAATCGATTGGAAAAAGCTATGACAAAATTGTAAATAAATCGCACGAAATGAAATCTAACGTTGAAAACGATGCAGAAGACGCCGCGCAGGCCGTAGCGAATGGCGGAAGCGGCGGCAGCGGTGGAGGCGGCTGGGGCGGCGCGGCCGGAGTGGCGACGCGTGAACTCCAGAACAAATTTCAGCCGAATTTGCGTCGCGCGGGCATAAACGCGGCACAGGGCGCGATTGATGGCATGCTGTCCAAACTCAGCGAGTTGAAAAGCACGGCGAAATACCTCGCGTCGCAGGTCAACGGCTCGTTTAACGCATGGCTCAAAATCCGGTCGCCTTCTCGCGTGATGATGGAAAGCGGTAAATTTGTCGTCGAAGGCGTCGCGGAAGGCATCGAAGATGCGGCACATATCGCCGAAAAGGCGGCATCCGACCTCGGCAAAGGTGTGGAGACGTCCTTCGACATGCGCATGGCAACGCCCGACATGGACGCGATGGCGGCGGGTGCGGCGCTCCAGAGCGTGCAGACCTCGGAGCTGTATAGCAGCATCGCGGCACAGATGACGTCCGCGCCGATCCACGTCCATCTTAACGTCGACGGTACGGAGATCGCCGATGCAATCGCGCTACCCATGTCCTACTCGCTGGAATCGCTTCGCATCGCCGAAGCACGGGGGTGATACACCATGATTTATAACGGCATCGACCTCGGGGGCTATCTCAAGGTCTACGGATACAGCGGCGTCGACAACATACCGATCAGCGAGACCGTATGGTCGCCGACGCTGGGCGACGGCGGGAAGATCAGTCTTTTCCGCCGCCCCACGCTGACGATCACGGTTTCGGCGCTGATTGAGACCGACGACGCAGGAACGCTCGACGAGAAGATTGCCTATCTTCGCACGGTCTTCACGGCGGGCAAAGACTTTGTCCCCATCGTTTTCGACGAGCGGGATCCCTTGACACGGCGCGGACGCGTGACGGGCGTCACGCAGAGCGCCTATTATTTTACGATCGCCGAGTACAAGATCACATTTGTCGTCGATCCGTACCGCTATGGCGATGACAAAACCGTGGCGGGAAGCGGCACGAAGATCAGCGGCACGAATGCCGGGACAGCGTCGGCGCTGGGCAAAATCTCTTTTACGGTGACGGGATCTCCCGAAACGCTGACGGTCACGCTGGCCGGAACGACGGGCGCGGTGCAGCTCGTGCAGCCCGCAAACGATACGCTCGATGGCGCGTGGGTGATCGACCTCGACCAGCGGACGGTGTACCTTGACGGCGCGCTGGCGATGCAGTTTGTGTCTTTTGCAAACACGACCTTTGAGACCTTCGAGGTCGCACCGGGCGCTTTTGAGATCGACTTCTCGGCGGCGGTGACGGGGGCGACGTATAGCTACGTCGAGAGAAACCTATGATTACACGGGTACAGCTGCGCGACAGGCGGGACAACCTCATCGCGTATATTAACGCAAATGATCTGACCAAATTCCAGCGGTATCGCGTAATCAACGGACAGCATACGCTCGACATGGCCTTCGCGCCGGACACGCCGCTCCTACCGAGCTTGCAAAAATACAACCGCATTCTTTTCTACGACACCGAGATCGGGCGATGGTTTGAGTTTTCCATCGCCTCTGTGACGCAGACGATCAAAAGCGTCACGATCAGCGCGGAGTCGTCTTTTTACTCGACGCTGTGCTGCTTTATCCCTTTTGCGGACGTGACGGGGCGCACGGTCGTCAATGGCATGTATGAGCTTTTCGGCGAGGCGTATCCGGCATCGGAGTGGATCGTCGGAACGAGCGACGTGACGGGCAGCTATTACATGCAGCGCACGCGCTCGACGCTTAAAGACGCACTGATGGATTGGGCGCAAAAGTGCGGCGGCGAGATCGACCCGGAGGTGAGCGTGGCAGAGGATGGCACGATCACGCGCCGCGTCAACATCTACAAGCGCGTCGGCGAGGATCGCGGCTTGAGCTTGTATGACGACCGCGAGATCACAGACATCACGCGCAAGGTGCAGCAGGGCGATATCTACACGGCGGCATATGGCGTGGGAAACTACGTCGAGGGATCGGATCAGGCGTCGACGTTTGCGGGCGTCGTCTGGTCAACTGGAAACGGAGACCCGGTGGATAAACCCGCTGGGCAGACCTATGTGAGTCTCGGCGCGGCGGCGATCGACCAGTACGGGCAGAACGTCGGCGGCACGCTCGTCGACCGATGCACGGCATACACCATCGACACGGCAGACCCGGCTACGCTCCTTGAGCGGACGTATGCGGCACTTGTTGCACAGCTTGTCGACCCGACCGCGTACACCATCAAGGCGGCGGATTTTCCGTCGCTCGGTATCCCCACGTCGGAGGTCGGATTTGGTGACACGGTCGGCGTGGTATCCACGGCGCTGGGCTTGCGCTTCCGCACGCGGTGCGTCGGGAAGCGGACGGACTATCTCAACGGTCTTAACACGACCTATGAGTTTAACGAGCGTCCGTATCAAGTGGTGCGCTCGATCTCGGCGATCAGCCAGACGGCGACGAACGCGGAGCGTATCGCGAACGAGTCGTATTACAGCGGTGTTTTGGACAAGTTCAACCGCGAGATCAATGCCGATCAAGCGTATGTGATCGCCGACCCGGCGGAGGGCTTTAACACGTATAACGCCGCGACCCCTGCTGACGCGACAAAGGTTACGTCGATCCGCGGTGGCAGCGTCCGCGTCGCCAACAGCAAGACGGCAGGGAAATGGAACTGGTCGACCGTCCTCACGGGCGACGGGCTGGTGATAAACCAGCTCACCGCGCAGAAGATCGAGGGTGAGAATTTCGAGCTTGATATGCAAACGGGTCTTCTGGCTTTCGGCGAGCGCGTGAACGGCGTGCTGAAACCCGTGATCCAGCTGCAAAGCACAGGCTTTGAGATCCTCGGCGACCAGATCAACGCGAAATTCTCGCCGGAACAGATGGCGTTTCTGAACACCGTCAACGGCGACATCATCGCGCAGTTTTCTGCGGTCGGCGCGGAAATGCCGACGGCGATTGTAAACGATGAGCTGATGGTCGGGCAGGCGCGCTTTATCCCGACGACGGATGCGCTGATGATCGTGATCAATGACAAGGAGGGAGGGCTGAACAATGGCTGATATTTCCGCCGGGGGGATTTGGTTCGGATCGCAACCGAACATCTACTTTGATGTGTCGTACACGGTAACGCGCAACCTTACTGCTGTGAGCGTGTATTTTGACATCGGCATTTCTGCTGTCGGTGGCGCGTCGAAGTACGGGTACAACCTCACGGCACAGCCCGCGACGGCATATGAGGCTTTTGCCGTGACGGTGCTTAAAAACAACACGCCAAACCAGTGGGCGGCGTACAGCGTGCGAACGGGTACGTGCAGCTTCACGGTTTCCGACCTCTCACAGACGTCAGTGGCGATGCAGATCACGTTCCGCTCCAACTCGGGGCGCACGACCGTCTTCCCGTTCACGGTCATGCTGCCAAACCTCGCGCCGTCCACGGTCGCGAGTGCAGTCGATTTTGTCGTCGGCTACGATCTTCCGATCACGATTTCGCGGTCGTCTTCGACTTTTACGGCACAGGCGCGCGTTTCGGTCGCGGGAAATGACCTCGGAGCGGTCTGGGCGATTGACGGCACGGAGACGGTTCTGCCGCTGGCCGCATACGCGGAGCAGATTTACGGGTGGGTCACTGGCACAAACGCGGCGACGGCGGTGGTATCCTTGACGACCTACAACGGCTCCACGGTCATCGGCTCGACCGCGAAGACAGGCACGGCGCATTTGACGGCGGCGGAGTGCTTGCCGATCTTCGACGCTTTCACGCTTTCTCACGATAAAGAGGGGTTGACGGGATCGGCGACCGTGATCGTGCCGGGATACACCAACGCGCTTGCGATGATCGAGACGCCCGCAACCGCGCAGAAGGGCGCGACGATGGTGCGCTATGACGCGGCATGCGGAGACGTGACGGGCAGCGTCGCATACGCGTCAACGCCCGTATCGGTGCAGCTTGCCGGGATCAGCGGAAATGCCGTATCCGTATCAGCGGTGGATAGTCGCGGAAATGCGACGAAAGTGTCGCAGGGGCTGACGGTGCTGGATTACGTTCCGCCCGCGATCGGCACACTCACGCTGACGCGCGACAATCAGGTCGATGAGACGGCGGTGATGACGTACTCTGGCACGATCTGGGACAAGACTTTCGGGGCGCGGGAAAACGCGTTTGTGTCTGCGGCGTGGCGCTATCGACAGGCGGGCGCGGAGGCGTGGACGAGCGGCACAACGGCGATCATGCCGACGGTCAAGGTCGACGGGACGTTTTCTTTTTCCGGCGCTTTTGCTCCTACGTCTGGCGGCTGGGCGTCTGACAAGTCGTATGAGGTCGAGATCACGCTGACCGACTACGTGACGAGCGCGACGATGACGGCGACGCTCAATGTCGGTGTGCCGGGGATTTATCTAAAGCGCACTGGGTCTGCATACCAAGTCGGCATCGGCAAAATCCCCGACATTGCCGACGGCGTCGACATCAAAGGCTTGCTAAAAATCGGCGGCTTTGCTGATCCTCCCGGAGTGCGAGACGGGCTGAACGTCCCGATGCGGCCGAAGCTGCTTTGGAGCGGTAGCTTTTCGAGCGGCAGTATCACAGTGCCCGGATATAGCGATTACGAGCTTTTTGCGTTTGAGTCGGCGGCGGCGGAAGGGCTTTTCTTGATCGGCGGATATTGGGCGGGCATCGGCGGTTTTTCCATTTATGCCAGCAATTATATTACCGTCATGGGATATCGCTTTGGCGTCGATGGGGATAGGCTGTCGATTGACAGCTATAACAAGGGGATCACGTCTTGGGATCCGACGACTGGCAACACGGCGACGTTTGCGGCAACGAAAATCTACGGTCTTGTACGCAAGGCGGATATACAGGGAGGTGCGACCTAAATGATTGTAAACCACCAAACCGATGAAAGCGGGCGGCTTGAAAGCGTGACGATCTATCCGCTCGACACGACAAAGCCGACGCTGGAATTGCCGGACGATTTTGATTTGAAGCATGTCCGCGATTACGTCTTGCGCGGCGGCGCGCTGAAACATGATCCTTTTGTCTGCGTGCCGAGCGTGGCGGAACAGATCGCGGCGCTGAAACAAAAGTTGGTCGCGACCGACTACATCACCGCAAAAGCGGTGGACGCGATGGCGGCGGCTGACAGTCTAACGGCGCTCTTGGCGGCGCTGAAATCCATCCGCGCCGAATACGCGGACGTGCTGGCACAGCGCGCGGCGTGGCGAAAAGAAATCAACGACTTGGAGGAAAAGGGTGATGACGCATGAGGAATTGATTGCACTGACGCACGACAACGAGCAGCGAAGCAAGAGCAACACGCACCGTATCGACAAGATAGAGGAACAGCAGAAACAATTTAATAAGCTCGTTTCGTCCGTCGCTGTCCTCGCCGAGAAGCAGAACCAGATCGGGGATGATGTGGACGCCATCAAGCGCGAGATCAAAGTCCTCGCCGAGAAGCCCGCGAAGCGCTGGGACGGCATCGTGGACAAGATCATCAGCGCGATCATCGCGGCGATCATGGGCTACGCGCTGGCGCGGATCGGGCTGGGCTGACGCAAGACGATCAAGTTACCATCAAGTGACCGCAACATAACAAAATCCATCAGAAACATAACAAAACCCGTCAGAAACACAACAACTTTCACGCGAAAGTGAACAAAATTGCTACTACACTATCAAAAAAGTGTGATGAAAACTGATAGTACACTAACAATCTTTGCCAAACGAAAGGAGAAAATCAAATGAAACTCTTTATCAGTCAGCCCATGAAAGGCAAAAGCGACGCGGAAATCAAGAGCGAGCGCGTTTACGTTTCGAAGAAATTTCCCGACGCGGAAATCATCAATTCCTTCTTTGAGGGGGCGCCCGCAGACATTACGCCGCTTTGGTATCTCGGCGAAAGCATTAAGCTGCTCGGCGAAGCGGACGTCGTGTACTTCTGTGAGGGCTGGCATGATGCCAACGGCTGCACCATCGAGCATGAGTGCGCCGTGAGATATGGCAAAAAAATCATCTACGAAAACTGAAAGGAGAAAATCAAATGAAATTTCCCTCGAAAATCCCCGACAAGCTCTACGATTTCTTGAAATGGTTCGTCATGCTCGTCATGCCCCTGTCCGCAACGTTCTACATGACGCTTGCCGCCGTCTGGGGCTGGCCCCTGTCCGATCAGATCAGCAAGACGATCACGGCAAGCACCGCATTCCTGGGCGGCGTTTTGTGTATCAGCTCGGTAAACTATCATAAGGAGGATAAAACCAATGGCTAAAATTTATCTGTCCCCGTCCTCTCAGCATGAGAACCCTTACGCTTACGGCGGCACGAATGAAGCCGCGCAGTGCATGAAAATCGCGCATGCGTGCGAAGCGGCTCTGAATCGCTGTGGCTTTGAAGCTGTCGTTGGCGGCGGCACGATGTATACGCGCGTGCCGGAATCCAATCGCTGGGGCGCGGATCTGCACGTCGCCATCCACACGAACGCAGCGAACGGGCAGACGACCGGGACGCGTTGCTATGGTTATCGCTCGGGCGGCGATGGCTTCCGCGCGGCGCAGGCGATTTTTAATGTCCTCGCCCCGATCACGCCCGGCACGTCTGAAGGTGTGTTTGAAAATCGGTCGTGGTACGAAATGGTCAAAACACGAGCGGCTTGTGCTTATGTCGAATGCGAATTTCACGATGTGCCGGAGACGGCGAAGTGGATCATCGAGCATACCTCGGAAATTGGTGAAGCGATCGCGCAGGGTATCTGCAACTTTTACGGTGTGGCGTATGTCCACGAAACGCTGATCGCGCCGGAAACCCCGGCACAGCTTTATCGCGTGCAGTGCGGCGCTTTTTCGAAAAAAGCAAATGCGGAAGCGCTCGTCGAACGTCTGAAAGCAGCGGGGTTCGACGCGATCATCAAGTAAACATATTCAACAGCGCCCTTCGGG